AGACACTATGATCATATAATCGAAGACGATTTAGTGTTTGCTAAAAAAGATGACTTGGGAACTGAAATAATGCCTAATCAAGAAGATATAGAAAAAGCTATTGGTTGGCATAAATTGGTATATTCATTGTTTTCCGATCCTTCTAAGTCTACATTAGATAGTATAGGAACTCGTTGGGCAGTAAATGATTTAAAAGCTTGGATTAAGAAAAATGAAGCTCATAAATTTAGATTCTTTCAAATTGATGCTGAACAAAAAGATAAACGTGGTAGGCATCTTGGTGTTGAATATCCTGTATGGCCTAAACGATTTGGAACTGAAGTATTAAGAGATTTATTGCAATCTCAGGGGCCAAGCCTTTATTATACACAATATTTGAATTTACCTCGTGACCCTAAAGATGCTTTATTTAATGTTCAATGGTTGCAGAATTTCCATGATGATATAGAAATACCAAAACCATATACAACAGCAACATTTGTTGATTTAGCTTTGTGGGGTGATAGCAATAGTATTGCAAGGAATATCGTTCTTACATTAGCTCGTGATTGGAGAAATAATATTTGGATTCTTAGATATGATAGAGGTAAATATAATCCTACTGAAGTTATACAGCTAATGGAAACACATTCAAAGTTATATGATAGCCATGTATATGTAGAAGAAGTATATTACCAAAAAGCTCTTAGGCATTTTGCTTTAGAACGTATGGAAAGAACCGGATATACCTATATGATATCACCGTTGAAAAGAGATTCTGGGTCAGGAGCAAAAGATAATAGAATAAAATCAATCCAGGGTTTTGCTTTTAATCATATGATTCATGTTAGACCGGAAATGTCTGAATTGAAAAAAGAGTTTAATGATTATCCTAACGGAATAACTTGCGATATACTTGATTGTATTGGTTATGCAACACAACAAAAGTTGCCTTTACCACCAAATCAACCTGAAGATGAAACATTTATTAATCCGTTTAGTTTAGAGTCGATATTAGAAAGTGTAGAAAACAATGGGCGTAATACTCAATATCCTTTTAGTATTCAGTGTGGCAGGAGTAATAATGGGAAATGGTATAGCTAGACAAAAAGCTTTAACTGAAGATGAATTATATAATGCTTTTTCTAATGCTGAAACTGGTTCATTTAAGAATCCATGGATAAGAACAACATTCGCACCTAAAGAAGGCTCTACAGCTTATGGACCAGTTCAAATTACAAAACTAAAAGCAGTTGATTATGCTAATAGAGGATTACTTTCAGAAGAAAACGCTAAATTCGTTAATGAAATTATGGTTCCAATGTATAATAAATTTATTAAATATGGTCGTGAACCACAAGCTGAAGGATATAGTGCTGAATATGACTACGGTGGAAGCGGTAACTTTGATATAGAAGAATACGCCGATGATTACGAAAAGCTAGCTAAGGAAATGTTAAAAATAGATTATAAATTAGCTAAAGAAAATATTGATAATACTATTAAACTATGGCGTGGAAAAACGAATGATTTGAGGTATAACGCAGCAGTAAAGAAATCGTTAATGGGAGCTAAATAATGCCTTTAAGTAGAGCCGGTGAAAGATTTTTAATGAAAATGAAGCGTAATTACGGAGATAAAAAAGGCCGTGAAATATTTTACGCTAGTATTAATAAAGGTAAGCCTGGTAGTAATAAATGGCATCGTAAAAACCGGCAAAGAGCTAGGGTAAAGGCTTTAAGGAGTTAATGATGGAATATACTAAGAAACAGAAAAAAGATAAAATAAAAAAGATGATGAAAAATGTTTCTAAAAAGAAAATGCAATTGGCACGTGCTAGCGCACTTCGAGGTTAAGACTTGGCTTTAAAACGTGGCTTGTATTGCTTAAACAACAAAAAGGCAGGAGGCACATGGCTAGAGAGTTAAGTGTAAAGGATTGGCAAGAGGAAATACGCTCCGGGCAAAGATTCCAAACGCAGTTTGGAGAATCTAATAAATGGAGTCAGTATAAAAAATATTATCGGCATCAATTTGATAAAAACACTTTACCGGTAAATCTTGTATTTTCTATTATGCGTTCTATGGTAGCTCAAACATATTATCGTATACCTTCAGTAACTGTAACACCTACTAAACCCGGTCTTATATATACCTTACACGCTAAACTTGTAGAAACTATTGACCGGTGGCTTTTACGGGAACTTGGGACTAAATATGAAATTAAAAAAATGATACAAGATGCCTTTATATGTGGTATAGCTTCTGGATTTAATGGATATGACAGTGAATTTGGTTGGTCGCCAAAACGTTCAGAAGAAGGTGTTCCGGCTACATTAACTCAATTTGACCGTAAAGGATATCGTATTGAATATAACAGTTATGTTAATCCTGGTATGCCTTGGTTCCTTAGAGCAAGACCTGACGATGTGATATGGCCTTGGGGAACAACAGATAAAAATAATGCACCTTGGGTAGCGTTACGAATACTACGTCCTTTAGAAGATATTAAGGCTGATAGAAAATATAAAGTTCCTACTGATTTATCAGGTTCTCATGTCCCTTATAGAACTGGCCCTAATGGTGCTGTTAAACAAGATTACTTTGCTGATGTAATTAAAGGTGTTAACGACTGGGTAGAATTATGGCAAATACATGATGCAAGAACTGGTAAAATATATGCTATTACAATGAATACTGATGATTATTTACGTAAAGATATAGATTATATGCAGATAGATGGCTTGCCGGTTGAAACTCTTGTTTTTAATCCCGATCCTGATTATATCTATGGAGTATCTGATGCTAAAATAATTGAACCTCAATTACTTGAACTTAACGAAATACGTAACCAAGCTATGAAACATAGACGTGTAGATTTGCTTAAAGTTCTTTATAAAAAAGGTGCTTTAAATAAAGCTGCAGTTGAAAAGCTTCTTGATGAAGATGTAAAAGCTGCAGTTGAAGTAAATGTTGATAGCTCTATTCGTGATGCTGTAATGCCGGTAAGTTCTGCAATTGGCGGTATTTTGCAAGATATGGCATTATCGGCTGAAACAGTAAGACAAGATATACGTGAAATGGTAGGATTTAGCCGCGTTAATCTTGGTGAATTCCAAGGTAAAACTCACGTTTCTGCTTCTGAGGTTAATAGTGTTATGAAACGTGGTGATATACGTATGGATGAACGTCGTGATGCTGTTGCTGATTTACTTGAAAATATAGTTCGTAAATTCAATCAAACTATATTTACTTACTGGACTTTGCCTCAAGTTAGAGATATTGTTGGTCCTGACGGTGCAAGATATTGGATTCAATTTACCGGACCTGAAATAAAAGGAGAATATAATATTCGTGTTGACCCAACTTCTTCAGCACCAATTGATCCAGATTCAAAAAAACGTGATGCAATTGAAATGGCTAAAGCTTGGGCTGAAATGAATGCAGGGCGTGTTCAGCAAGGTATGCCTATACCAAAAGAAATACAAAGATATTTCTTTAGCCAATATGAAGGATTAGATATTGAATCTTTATTGAGGGAAACCGGTGCAGAAACACAACAAATGCCGCAAGTTCCTATGTCAGTTAATGATGTTGCAAGATCAGTTATGAGTAATCGACGTGGAGGTGTTTAATGTCTTTTCATATAATGAAAAATATACCTAAGCAAGCTAATATTGATATTCCTCATTTAGCTGATAATTACAAATCTAATTCTATAAAAGGTAATAGAAAAATTTTAAGTATAACTTGCCCAAGTCACGGCCGTTTTAATATGGACCATTGTCCTAAATGTAGAGAAGAAGCTATAAATAAAAATAAATCTGCAGCTTATAATTCTAATAATTGGGTTCGTGGTTGGTGGGAACATTTAGATACAAACCCTATATATATAGAAAGTAAAGAACATCTTATTCGTGAATGTATCAAACGTGGAAAAATTCCTAAAGCATTTAGCGGACCTAAAAGCCGCGGTAAAGGAATAGAATTGAAATATCGTTAATAAGGAGGTTTTTGTGGAAAAAGCGAAGAAACGATTAACAATTGATATGCAAGGGCGAAGTTTTACTATGAACTTTGAGGGTAATTGGAATGGTAATGATGTTAATATTATTATGCGTCACCTGCCACGGGAGTATAAATTATATAATCGGGATTTAAGACGTAAAAACGTTATTGAAAATTCCGTTAAGAATAAAGAGGAGAAACCAATAAGCAAAGGAACAAATATAGCCTTTGCTTAAAAAATGAGGAGGATTTATGTCAGACGAAGGTAAAAACAATCAGAATCAACAAAACGAAGATGTTGCTGCGTCTTTAGAAGCAATGAAGGCTGAATTAGAAGAAACAAAGAAACAACTTGATACTCACAAAAAAGGTAAAGATTCGTTAGAAAAAGAACTTGAAAATGCGAAGATGGAATTGTTAAGTCCAGATTATCTCAATTATATTGAATCTAAGCAATCTAAAGGTAAAAAATCCGATATAGACAATCCTGACGAAATTGAAGGTATGACTAATACACAGCTTATAAACTATTTAAGTGAAAAATTATCTGAAGCTTTCGATAGCTTTACTAAAGATAATATTGCACCGTTAAAAAATAGTGTAGCTGACCTTGTAGCTCGTGAGGAAGTTAGAATGTGCGAGGCTAAATATAAGGACTTTAATGAATATCGTCCTGATATGATAAAGCTTGTTAATTCTAACGAAAATTTACGGATTGAAGAAGCTTATAAAATTGCTAAGAGTAATCGTAAAATTGAGAAAGAAAGGGAAGAAGCTGAACGAGAAGCAAAAGCTACTGCCGAAAAACCCGGTGGTCCCGCTGGACGAACTACAGTTCCTAAAGATTTTAAAAGTAAGAATGACGCTGCTAACGATGCTTGGGAGCAAGTTATGGGAAACAAAAATGAACTTTAATTATAACAATGTAATGGCAGTCACTTACAGTTCACCAACTGTGTTACTGAAACTTACATTTTAGGAGGTGAATGATGAGTGTACCTACAAGAACTGAAAATTTAGACAATTTGTATACGACTACGTTCAATAATCGTAGAAAAGCAGTTGTTGATAACATCTTTGATGACCAGCCATTCTATTACTATTTACGTAAAATGAATGGATTTAAAATTGACGGAACAGGCGGTAGATATATTGAAGTTCCAATCAGCTATGCAAAAAATGATACTGTAAATTCTTTAAGCAAAGGCGACACTATTTCAATAGATGATACAGCCTTTTTGACTACTGCACAGTATGAATGGAAATTCGTAGCTGGAAGTATCATCCGTTATTACACAGACGATGCTAAAAACAAAAGCAAACAAGCTCACTTGAATTTAGCTAATGCGAAGATTGACAATTTACGTATGAGCATTACTGATAAATTAGAGGAATATTTCTTTTCTGATGGAACTGGTAATAGCTCAAAAGACCCTGAAGGTTTAGGTAATTTAGTTGACGATTCTCCTACATCATCTGTTTCTGTTGGTAATATTAACCAATCAACTTATAGTTGGTGGCGGAATCAGCAAAAATCAGCTACTGGAGCAGCTTCAGTATATTTAGTTACTGATATGCGAACATTAGCTAATGATTGCTCTAAAGGACAGGCTTCTGCTGTGCCTAATTTTTACGTTACCGATCAAACATCATTTGAACTTTACGAAGAAGAAGTAGTTGAACAGAAACAGATAGTAAATAAAATTATGGGTGATACAGATTTCCAGACTTTAGAGTTTCGTGGAAAGCCTGTTATGTGGGCTGGAAATTGTACATCTGGTTATTTATATGCACTAAACAGTGAATATTTAAGCTTAATTTACGACCCTGATATATTCTTTGCTCCTACTGAATGGAAAACTATTCCTAATCAGTTAGATAGAGTTATGCAGGTTGTATGTAAATTAAATTTAATTGCATCAAGACGTAAAAGTTTGGGTGTATTGACTGGAATTAGTGCTTAATTTTTACCTTTCGAGGTCGAAGCCAATTGACCTTTAAGGTAGCAAAACGCCAAAGGAGGGTATTGAAATGGCAAAATCAATGTGGCAACCGCAAATTCCTTGTAGTCAAAGTATTTACGAGGAAAGTTCAACGCAACAAGCACCGTTAGGAACGAGAAAAGAAGTAGGAGATAGAGTACTTTTTTACGGTAAAGTTTCTACTTCTGCTAATGTAAGTGCAGGTAATGTAGTTTGTGCTTCGCCTTTAGCAGCTTCTCACCAAGCTGATATTTTAACTCCGGTAGCAACATCTGCCGGTGTTAACAAATTCAGCTGTGCAATGGGTGGTTTGGCTATTACTGCTAACGAATACTACGAAGGTTATGTTATAGTATCTTCTGGTACAGGTAACGGTAATACGTATCGTATAAGAACTCACAATTCTATTGCAGCTTCAGGAACTCTAGAAGTTACTTTATACGATACCTTAAACGCACCTATGACTGCAACTAATGAACTTAACTTTGTACCTAATATGTACAACAATGTTAAAGTAGGTTCTTCAGCTTTAGATTTACCTGTTGGCGTTGCTGTATGTGCAGTAACTACTGGTAATTACGCTTGGTTTCAGGCTTTTGGACCTTGTGCAGCTTTGAACCAAGCGGCTACGCCTGCTGGTGCAGCAGTTAAAGTTGGTACTACTGGTGGTGTATTAGCGGCTCGTGCAGATACTGAAGGTGGTGGTGCAGCAGCTTTTGAAGTAGGTAAAAACTATAATTTAGCTGGTACTGCCGGTGAAAATACTCCGGTATTTCTGACAATTAGACAGTAAATAATTATTGTGGGGTAGTATAGGGATTTTTCCTTATACTACCTCACAACCCAACGAAGTGAGGTTTGATATGAAGAAAATTATAGTAGGAATATGTACACGAGGTAATGATCTTTATTACGAAACGATTAAATGGTTAATGACGCAAGTATATATAGAAGGTGCAATTACTGAAGTAGTATTTCAGCCTTCGCCTTATAGTGCAGCTTATGGACAAGAAAAATTATTTAAATATGCAAATGAAAAAAAAGCTGATTATTTACTTATTGTAGATGCTGATGTATGTCCACCAGATGGATGTTTACAAAAAATGATAGATGCTGATAAAGATATAGTTGTTGCTCCGGCGTGGTTTTATGACCATAAAAACGATGATATACATCTTAATATAAGCTATACAGGAAGTATTAAAGTGCAAGAGAGAGTTTATCAAAATAAATTGCAAGGTCTTGAAGAAATAAAAGCTGCTTCATTTGCTGTAATGTTAG